CCATCATAGGAGTTGTCTCCCGTGTTCTTCCAGTCGATGGTAGTGTCCAATCCCGCGAGTTCCTCGTTCCTTTGCTTCGTGAGTATACTTTTCTTTGTAAACTTACTTGCGGGTACACGATAAGCCAATTCGGTCTTAGGTCTATCCATCCCATCCTGTATTGGTTTAAAAAAGAATGGGTAATTAACGGATATTGGAACGACCTTATCTGTAAACATTTTTTTGGCGTCAGCACCAGATTTTGATAATATCCCAAACCTAGAGTCTGAAGAGATGGTAGCTTGGTTAACAGCCTCTGCTGATGCCATGAATGAAAAGCCACTCCGTCTATTCTTGAGGTAGCACATTCCATAACATCTTGTGTCTGCTTTGCAAGCTTCCCAGAATATAAAGAATAATCTGTTTGATTCCCTAAAGTCTGGTTTCCCAACATCAATTTTACTCCACTGCAAGTACATGTAGTGAGTACCAGTAATATAAGTAGCAACATCTTTATTGTAAAACCAAAAACCTTGTTCTCTACGAGAAAATTCTTTATCAATATAATCATACCATGTTTCTTTAAAATCTAAAGGATAATCTTCCCAATCAAAAATAGTTTTAATTCTTTTTAATTCTTTAGGTAAATCTTTAAATTCAAATTTATTAGATTCAAATTTACATATATCTTTTTGTTTAGGTAATGCAATTTTTAAATTTTGTATCTCTATAACTTCACCTATTTGACCATCTTTACTTATAACAACAATATCAAGTTCTACGTTATAACCGTATTCCCATTTTTTATATTTATTATTACGCTTAAGTACTTTTGGTTTTATGTAATTATCAAGTACTTTATATAAACTTTGACTATACATTATTTAGATCTTCCTTCTGCAAAACCTTTAAATTCTTTAGGTTTTTTAGTTTCTTCTTCTACTTTTCCATCAATAATATTTTGCTCTTCATTTATTCTAGATAGTATTTCAAAAGCATCAAATATAGCTAATTTTTTTGTAGCTGCAGCGTTTTTAAGTCTATCTGCGGAAATATCAGGACCAAATTCCATAATTGGCTCTTTAGCAACTTTGATTAATTCATCAACAGCTACTCGCCCAGCTTGGATTATATTCGATTTTATTTTTTTTACTTCCATATTTAATTACAATATCATTTGATTTCATACAATATAAACGTTGATTGTCTATAAAAAACTCCCATTCAGCGCCAGGCTTAAAACCTATTAAGTCTTCTCGATTAATATTAGATGCTTTTAAGTTGTTGTTACCTATTTTTAGTATACCAACATAAGGCTCCTCTTTTCTGTTGATTAGAGGGTCAATATTTTTTATTGGCATTACAAAGCATCTATCTCCAAATGAGTGCCATTCGCCTTTATTTTTATATAAATATATTTGATCTCTAGAAGCAAAATATAAATTTTCTTTAAAGTAAGATCTACTATTTGATTGCTCACCTTTCATATTATAAAATCTTCTAAAGACATTTTGATGAACCACTATGGTATCACCTTTTTTTTATATTAGTTTTAAAAGCTAAGGGGTGTAGATACAACTTCAGCAAAACGATTAACAAATTTCCAGGATTCTATTTTAGTATTTAAAACTAAATCTTTTTCACCTATTTTTTTACTATTATTGTATCTATTTCTACCTACGGGCTTTATAATAAAGTCATATAAACTATTCATTAATATTCTAAATCAAATTCAATAGATATAGCCATGTTAGAATTAAATTTTTTCCAAGGCAACACCTCTTCGTTTTTCTTTATATAAATATTATATGAATTATCTTCTTCATTGAACAATATATGAGATATTTCGTGACCACCATAAACTTGTTGACCAACAGAATAATGCATAGCATCATTCTTATAATCAGCTCCTATGCTAATCTTTCTTATTATATTATTCATTTTCTGTTAATTCAGTAAAAGTACCGTCTTCTAAATTAATATTTATTTTACCGTATTTTTCTTCTAATTCTTTTTTAAACTCTTCTTGTTGTTGATTAACACCAGCTAGTTCATGTAGTATTCCATGTTTTTGTGATTCTATAATACCTACGTCGGTAGATAAATTATAAAGGGTGTTTTGAAATTTTAAAACTTTATCTAGTTCTTCTTGAGTTATTTTTTTTTCTTCCATTTGATTTAATTTAATTTTTCATAATATAATGCTTCGTGTATCTAGTAATATGATTTGAATCTCCTTCAAACTCACAATACAATACATCGTTTATTAGTCTATAGGTGATAAAAACTTCATAATTTTTATCAGGATTTACTAATTTTGTTTTTATAAAATTTTTGTTTTCTTCTACCACAACCTCTTTTAGAGACTTGTTTTCCGCAAAAGAAAAATTTATAAATTCATATCCTTTTGTTTCATTATGTAATATTACTACATAATAACTAGTTTGAGAACTTGACCAAGTTCCTCTTAATTTTTCACTTTGGTCTTGACCGTGTACAGCTATACTAAATAGCATAACAATACTTAAAAGTATTTTTTTCATTTAATTTAATTTAATTTAATTATATTCCTAAAATAATAATTACTTATTATTACTTGTTTTTACCTTTAAATATACTTGTAGCTTTTTCAGTTGTGCGTCCTCCGAAATAGGCTAAGACAACCGCCATCATAACATTTTCAAAAGTTGAATTCCAATTATCATGTATTGTAAATCCTACACTTTCCACACTGTCAAGTATACCTGCAAAAGAAAATACAACAATGCACCATATAAGAACTAAAGGACGTACATTTTTAGACATCCAAGAATCAGACATAGAATCTGCTTTCCATCTGGAAGTTATTGATTCTATTTCTTTATTCTGTTGCTCATATATTAATTGTTGTAATTTTATTTTATCATCTAAAGACGCGTCTGATTTAGTTATTTCAGCTATAGCTTCTTTTGGAGATGTAACTCCTTGTAATACATTTCCTAAAGTAGGGTTTATTACAGACGCTGCGCCAAACAATAATTGCCCAACGGTTGTGTCTTTGAATTTCTTTTTACTCATTAACTTTTTGTTTGCCAACCAGTATCGGTTTGTTCTGTGTCAGTTCCTTCAATTCGTCTTCTATCTGTAGTATTTCCACCTTCACCAGTTAATTTTAAAATACGTAGTGTTTCTTGTAATTTATCAGGATTATTAACAAACATATTTAACCATTTTTCGGTAGTAGTATCCATACCGTATTTTCTAGCATCACTACTATCTCTATCAAATCCTAAACCAAACTCTTTATTCATTAAATTGTTTATTTCCCCCTCCATCCAAGTATCTGGGATGTCTCCGTAAAAACCTTCATTTCTTTTTATTCTAGTTAGATGATTTTTTAGTGCACCTCTCATGTTATTAATCATATCTTCACCACCTTTAATAACATTTTGTCCTTCTTCACTTTTTAACCAAGCTCTAGTTCTTTCATCATTGAAGTTTATTTTATTATATGTATTTCCAGATTTTCCTGTTACTGGTTGATTGTATAAACTCCAACCTTCGTTTCCATCTATTTTTATTCTACGATCTTCTCCTCTTTCATAAGATGGAAAATTATATTGAGTTTTAAAATCTTCAAAAAATGTTTTAGGTCTTTCAACTTCTTCAAATTCTTCTGTATCAGTTTCAGTATCTGTAATTGTTCTTTGTTCAATTACTTTTTCTTCTTTTCCTTTAAAACCTAAATCTTCTTCTTTTTGTTTTATATAATCTATTAAAGTTCCATCAAAACCATTTTCTTGCGCTTTACTAAATTCTTTATTAAAACTATCAAGATATTTTTGATTATCTGTTTCTACATTTTCCACATCTCTTGTGGGATCCACTACATTAATTTTTTCTCTTTCCATGACCCTAACAGTATTACCACCATCACCTGTTGTTACGTCAGATGTAATTGTAAAATCTTCACTATCTGGATCAGTGTGATTATTTCTTAGTGGACTTTTACTAAATAAAGGACTAGATGTTTTTCTGCTAAATGGATTGTTTTTTTGCTTGTATCCCATAATTAATATTTTTCAAATGGATCTGTTTTATCATATGCTTCAGCTTCCCAAGGTAAATCTTCAGCTCCTTCTTGCATTTCTTCTCTTGAATATTTTTTTCCTTTCCAGTATACAAAGTCATCATCATAATCTAAATCGCCTCGTTTGATTTGATCTATATGTATTTTTTCATGCTCTATAACACTTTGTCTTTCTTCTGGATCAGTGATTTTATCTGATACTAAAATAGTACCGTTTTTATTTGCTTTACCTAAAACTCCATCTTCCAAATCTACATTATGGATAGGTGTACTATCTCCTTGAAATGGAGCATTTATTTTAAAACCTTTTCCTAATCTAATTTTCATTTTTTATAAGGGAATTTTTTATTTAGATAATCTTGTCTTTTTTCTACAACCACAAGGTTTATTTAAGGCTACTTGCTATTCTATTAACCGCAGCCTTAATTCCTGTCTTTTGCGTAAAGTTAGCTATACTATCACCTAAACCTCTAGGTTTCATTAATAGTTTACTCCCCCGATTTCCCAACCGGTAATTTCTGCTCCTGCTGGTAATTTAACAATAGATTCTCCAGATCCATTATTATTTACTATAGCGTCTGAAAAAGCTTTTGCATTTTCTTCTCNAGTGCTACCAGTTATGTAAAATTTATAAGCAGCGTAAGATGTAAAAGATGTGAAATTCTGAGCGTCAGTAGTTCCTTTAAGTAGGATATTATATGCTGAATCCCCACTATAATTATTGTCAGTAGCTCCAAATCTATCTATAGGAAAATTGAAGTCTCCTGCTTGATTTGATCCATATACTCCGCCTGAAAGAGTAGCTCCTCCAACACTTGTTATTTTTATTGATGCTTTCATTATTTATTTTTATTTTTATTATTTATTATGCCTCTATGATACTACGATGATGTGTATTCAATAGATTGAATTAATCCTATTACAGGAATAGTTCCTACACCAGGTATACCTCTGTATACAGCGTTATTTATAGTTTCTAATGCAGCTTGCGCAATTGCTACCGAGGCTGCGCCTGANGCGTCTACATACTCAAGGTACATAAAAGCTTTGTCACCTGTTGATAATGGAATACATAAAGCATTTGTTCCCGCACCATCAAAATCTAGTACAGCAGGACCATCTATCATGTCAACACTTAAAAGAGTGCCTCCAGTATCTCTAACTCCAGCACCAGCTGGGTCAAATATTATAAATTGATTCATTGTTTTTTTTTTAATTGTTTTATTTATTTATTTTTTTTTTGGTTTTACATAAATACATTAACTGTTTTATTAACCATAAAGTTTTTTGTACTCTTCACTTAAATCACTAAAAACACCTTGATAATCTATACCATAATCACTAGCGTTTCCACTACTTCCACTGCCAGGCATTATGTTGTTTATAATAGTATCTGCAGGACCAGGAGATTTACTTGATGAATATTTTTTTCTAATATCACCCATACCTTCGTCTACACCTTTTTTAGCTTTATCACCTAGTAATCCCTTATAGTTTTTAGCACCATCACCAGCTCCTTTCATAAAGTCTCCAAATCCAGCACCTGGATTATTACTAGCTTTAACACCACCTGCAACTGCAGCACCTACTTTACCAGCTACAGTACCAGCAGCTTCACCTGCTTTTTTATACATTTCATGCTCAGCCCTTACAGCGTCGCTTGTATCAAATGCTTTAAAATAGTCATCAGGTGAAAAATTAACAAGAGGTACACCGCCATCATAACTAGCTGGAACCGATGGTCCAGTACTAGATATATAACTAAATGGTGATCTATTGTTAAATCCTACTTTAAAAGATTTACCTTTGCCTAAAAAATTTGTTCTAAACTTACCTATTGTTTCCATATTATCCCGCGTGATAACCTCTTAATGCAGCTTCTGCTTTTGATTTGCTAGCATATTTTGCAGGCCAAGGTTTATCTGTTTTATTACTGATTACTCTCCAAGCTCCACCCATTTG